CTGACTGCGTTCAGCCATCAACTCATCAAATGAATTGATTTGCTTATTATATCGTTTACCAATATATGAAAGAACGTCTTCTTCTTTTAGCTCAGGTAGTTCACTTGGTTCACCTACATTAACTGCTCCCGCAGGTTCTGCTGCAGGTTCCGTTGCCGCTTCTGCCGCTGCATGGTTAGCAAGCAACTCCGCTTCTTTTTCAGCAACACCTTTAGTGTCTATGCTGTCTAATGATTTTACTGATACAATTTCCATTTGATTTAATTTTTACAAAGTTAGGTAAAATTTTGATATGTTTTTATCGTGGTTCAAACTCAGCAAAATCAAAGCCATCTAAACTATCTTCATTCGATTCAAAGTTTAGTGATGGTAGGTTATTCTTACGCTGCTCAATCAACTTAGATTGTTGCGTATTCTGAATACCTATCCTATCATCTTTAGCTTTTTCTTTTTGCATATCACGTTGACTCAAAGTACCTGCTTGAAGTTGAGCAAGTTGTTGAGTATACTTAAACTCTTCAGCCATAAGTTGAGTTTTAAGAGCAGCTTCTTGCTTCATCTTCTCGATGTCAAACGCTACCTCAGCCTGCTTAATTTGCATCTTAGCCTGAGACTCCATCTGTATTTTCTGCATAGCAATTTGACCTGCCATCTCTTGGGCTTTAAGATTCTGCTGAGACACCATTGCTTGCTTCTGCATCTCCATCTTTTCTTCTCTATCGTTTCTTTGAGTTCTCTTAAGCTTAAGGAGTTGGTTGGCAAGCTTGATATTTTTAATCTCTCTAATGTCAATAGCATCCTCAATATCAATATTTCCACGAGACAATGCCATTTGGATATTAGCCTCAAGCTGAGCTTTCTCCTCTTCGTCAGGAGCCACTTCGATAAAGATTCCAAAGTCATAGATATATAAGTCTTTAATCTCCTCAAGAAGAGACACATTGTATTTACCAATCTTATTAGCAAAGTCTTCCTTAAAGTCTGCATATTCTAAGATGTCAGATATTCTATAAGTGATACCCTCGGCAAGCGATTGGTATATATGCAAGCTACCCTGAAGGATATGACGTGTTGCCGTATTTGAATTAAGAGCAGCTAACTTCTGAACACCAACTAAAGCGTTAGGGTCAGGAGTGCTTCCGTCACGAGCCTCATTCAATCCTGTTACAGAACGAATCATATCAAGATAGTGATTGTAATTAGCAATCAACATCTGAGTTTTAGACGCACCTGAGTTAGAAGTAAGTTGAGTGATAGGAACACGAGCATTATTAAACTCACCATCTTGTGTATAGCTTCGTCCAATCACACTACCCGTTTGGAAGTAAAGTCTCAATGCATCCTCAGGATTGTATGCAGCACCTGTTCCAAGGTCTACCTCATTCAATCCGTCAGCATCAATGAATACACCATCAGGCACAACGCGTGCAATAACCTGCTGTAACTTGAGGTGAGTAATCTGAATCAAGTCAGCGAATGGAATCATACGACGAACCAATGACTCAATCACACCCTTGTACATACGCGGAGCACAAGCAACATAGTTAGGTAATGCATGCTGAGAAGCAGACTTAGGACGAACCATGTTCTGAGCTAACTCCCACTTAAGTATGATGTTAGTACCCATGACCATTATGCCATTATACCAAACGTCAATAGTCTTTTCAACTTTCTCAAAGCTACCTTCCTCCATCATCTCTGTTGGGGGATTAAAGGTATCGTCTTTCTCAATGTATCTAACACCACCACCCTCAAGCATCTTCTTTTTGTAAACTACTTTCTGAGTGGTCTTATAGTTAAAGTAAAGTAACGTACAAGTATCTCTATTGAACAGACTGTTCTCGTAGAACTGAGCTACATTGTAATAGTCATACCAACTTTGACTATATTTAGATATCTCTTCTAAATCTTCTTTCGTTAGAGTAGGATCAATCTTCATCAACTCAGTAATAGGAAGAGTCTTAATCTCTCCCCAATAGAAGCAGTCTCTAAAGTAAGGGTCCTCGGTATAACTATATACCATATTAGCAGGATCGACATATGATATCTCCACACCTGCCCCCGGAAGAAACTCGTGTTTGGCTATACCAATACCTAATACCATTTGGTCATAGTCAATGCGACGACGCAAGTCATCATAATGGTTCTCCGCAAATATTGTATTGATAGCCTCCTCCTCCGCAATCTCAATAGCAGGCTTATAGTTAAGCTGCATGAACAAAGCCATCTCGTCGTCAGTCTCAGGAAGCTCATTAGGATCCATCATGAATGGATCAGCACCTGTCTTCTCTTGGATAGTCATAAGGATATCCTTAGCAGCCATCTGCCCCTCAAGCATATCCTGATACTTGCTTCTCTTAGCTTGAGACATAGCATCTTGTGCATATGCCTTTACCTTAAAGAGACGATCAGACATTCCATTAACAACAATGTCAACAAACTTAGGAATGATCGGAACAGGAGTCCAATCTAAATTCAAATAAGAAAGGTCTCCATCAATAGCAAGCTCATTCTTGTACTTACCTACAGGCTGCTCACCACGAGCGTATAGTCTTAGCCTATGGAAATCTCTCCATTGACCATAGTATCTACACCTGTTTCCGTCTTTGCGAAACCATTCAGATTGTATACTCTGCCCCACAAGAAGACCAAATTCTAATGACGCTTTTTCAGCATCAGTAGCAAATTGGTTCGGAAACGAAACTGAAGGTATATTAATTACAATGTCTTTCATATGTGTTTCCAAGTTATCTTATTAATAATAGCTAAAATTGTTGTTTTTTGAACACCAAATTGAATAGCTATTTTTCTTTTACTAATTCCTAATTTATTCAACTCTCTTATTTTTAAAACGTCTGATGCAGTAAGTTTTGAAGCGTGATTAAACTCTCCTTTTTTTGCTGACTTACGCATTTTTTCTTTAGTAGAATCTGATATCTTTACTCCATACCTCGAATTTTTCTCGCCTAAAGCTTTTTTTGACATTTTAAGTCTTGTTTCTTTAGTGACTATTTTCCCTGTATGAACTTCAGATATTCTTTTCCTATGCCATTCTGAAATTTCTTTACCCTTATGAGGGGCTCCCATTTTTTGTTTGGACTCTTCAGTATGTTTCAAGCCTAAAATGCCATCTCCTCCTTTTGTTATATTACAAAGCGTACCCTTGTCTTCCTTTCTTTTATAGATATCTATAAATTCTATTTCTTTTTCTTTCGCATATTCATAGCTAATATCATCACAAAGTATCTGAACTTCATATTCGGTTTTACTTACAATAGACTTCCAATGATTATTTCTATTTTTTTTAGAGTTAGCTCTTTTATATTTATCATCGCTACCTATGCCAATATAGAATGGTTCATTTTTATCAAGCCGTATATGTCTGTATAAATACGCCATCATCTAATCAATTCACTTGCAGTTCCTTTGTTACTATATCTCGCAAAGTTAATACTTATTTTCGTTTCTTTTTTCTCCGGAATATACAGATGTTTTTGATTCGCCATAATAGCTAATCCCGAACTTATAGATGCGTCAAACTTTGTTCTATTGTTAATATCAAACCTTGCCCAATCTTCAAGTGTTCTTGCAAATGGCATCGTTCCCATTTCATCAGGATCTCTATACTTACCTTCTAAGTCTAATCCTATACACTTTTCAATATAAGATTCAATGGCAGATGCATGCGCTTGCTTTACATCTTCTGAAGTGTTAGGTATACCACCAAGTTCTCTTTCTGTTCCTGATAGTTTGGCATACACCTTATCAGGTCGATTCATACAGAACCCTCTGTATCCTCTATTTTTAAAGTGATATAGTAAACGCGGCTTATTATTCTCTGCTAAGATAGGCATACCATAAAACACGCATGCCATAAGAACATCTTCAAAAAATATCTCAGCAGTCTGAGGACGTGCTATGTATTCTAAGAAGAACTCATTAACAGGACCATCGTCCATGTGAAACTTAGTCATGCCATGAAGCGACCCATTAGAACCACGTCCATCTACCACGGCAGAGATATCATATGGGTCACAACCAAATGAACCGATATGTTCATTACCTGCATATCTAATTCCATTACGGATATGCACATTATTTTGAAGAGCCTTGCTAGGTGTCCAACTAATTAAGAACCTACCCTTTCTGTCAGGGCTAAAGATAACCTTTGTATCTT